GGTTCTATAGCAATCGGTTACAGAGCTGGACTTCCATCTGCTGGTAGTTACGATGTTTTCATAGGTTACGAAGCTGGTGCTCAAGCTAAAGGTGGTAGTAATATAGGGATAGGTAGAAGTGCTGGTAGAGGAAGTAATGGTGTTACTGAGTACGGAGGAACATCTGGTTCTGCAAATACTTCAGTAGGATATTTTGCAGGAAGGTATAATCTTGGTTCTCATAATACGAAGATTGGAAACACTTCTGGACAATACGCAACTGGTTCCTACAACACATTTGTAGGTTCTGAAGCTGGACTTGGTGGAACAACATCTGCTCCATTTAGTTCAGGTCAAAATAATACTGCTATTGGATATCAAGCTCTTGCTGGTTTCACGACAGGATATGATAATGTAATGCTAGGATACCAGGCAGGTGATGCCCTCACTACAGGATATGAAAACGTAGCAGTTGGTAAAGGTGCTCTTGGTGTTGCCGATGATGGTTATAGAAATACTGCAGTTGGATATCTTGCGATGGGTACAACTGCTACTAACGCTGGGAATAGTAATATTGCTATTGGTTGGAAAACAATGCAAGATGTCAATGATGGATTTGCAAATACATATGTGGGTACATTATCCGGTGGTTCAGAAGGTGGTGTATCAGGTGATTATAATGTTGGAATAGGACATCAAGCCGATAAAACGAGAGTAGGTGGTGATTACAATGTAAGTATCGGATATCGTACCAATGAATTTCAAGGTATTGGTGGTGGACAATATTCAATTGCTATAGGAAGAGAAGCTAGTAAACATTATGGTCGTATTGCATCTGGAACATTTAAACAGATGGATGCTAGAATAGCTATTGGTAAATACGCTGGAGCTTATATGACAAGTGGTAATTTTACAACCATTGTCGGTAATGATTCATATAAAGGAGTAAGTGGTATATACAATGCTACCGCATCATATGTAACAACATTAGGTGCTGAAACTGGATTATATGCTACTGGTTCTTACAACACATTCATAGGTGCTCAAGCAGGTAAAGGTGGACAAACATCTGCTCCTTATAGTTCAGGTCAGAATAATGTTGCTGTTGGATATGAAGCTCTTAAAAGTTTCACAACCTCTAATCAAAACGTAGCAGTCGGTTACCAAGCACTAGCAGATGTGACAACAGGAGGTGGGAATACTGCTGTTGGTATGCTAGCAGGTCACAATATTACCACAGCAACTGCTAACGATGCTTTTGGATATAATGCTTTAGGTTCTCTCACCGCAGGTGGTAGAAATGTAGCAATCGGACAGAATGCTCTTTCTTCCCTTACTCAAACTGGAAACACAGATAACGTTGCTATAGGACATGCAGCTGGTAGAAATCTATCAACAACTGCAACCACAAATTATGTAGCAGAGAATGTTGTTATCGGTGGTTTAGCAAACGCTGGTGATAATGGTAATGGTGCGGATGCTCTAAACAATGTCTATATCGGTGCAAGGTCTGGTTATGTTGCAACAACAGGAAAAAGTAACACATTAGTTGGTAGAAGAACTGGTTATGCTCTAACCACAGGAAACAATAATACTTTCTTAGGATCTAATGCAGGTGACACCGTTACTACTGGAGGTAATAATATTGTTATTGGATATGGTGCGGATGTAAACGCAGTTGCAACTAGTGACACCATTGTAATTGGTTGCAATCAAACACCTACAGGTAATGAACAAACCATATTGGGTACTGCCACTCAAAAATTTACCCTCATAGGTGGTGGTAAAGCTATTTGTAGGGTTGCTCCTCATAATATAGCAGCGGGTGGTTCTAAAACCATAACATTAGATTTAGCTGCCCATCAAGGTTGGATTAGTGGTATGATGCATATTGTTGCAACAGATTCTGGACATAGTGGTGGTGGAGTATATCAGGTTTCTTTCTCAGCATTTTTAGATGCTGATGCAACAACAACGGATATAACTCAAACGATAATTCACTCTGATAGAGGATCAGGTAGTAATAATTACATTGAACTAAACTCACCAACTGCTGGCACTGGTAATATAAATTGGGTATTAGATAATGACCATAGTTCTGCGTTTAATAGTTTGAATATTGTGGTTGAAGTATATATGGCTGATAATCCTGTTAGATATCTAAGTTTAGCAACATCGTAAAAAAAGAAATAAAAAATTGTATTTAACATATTTATGTTATATTTATATAAACTACTAACTTAAAATAATATAGGAGAATAAGTTATGGCTGAAGAAGCAAAAGTTGTTGAAGCATCTGATGAGATTAAATTTTCAGAAGAAGAGTTAAAAGAGTTAGGTGAATTACAACAGAGTTATCAAGAAAAACAAGCTCAGTTAGGACAGATTGCTGTACAGAAGATTATAATTAATCAACAGATGGAAGCAATAGAAAATCGTCAAGCTGAACTTGAAGGTGAGTATGAAGAAGTTCAACAAAAAGAACAAGAAATTGTTCAGAAGTTAAATGAAAAGTACGGTCCTGGTCAGTTAGATCCACAGAGTGGAGTATTTACACCAGCACCACCTCAAGAAGAAGAAGCCCCTCAAGGTTAATATAAAAAAAAATTCCCTAAATAGTGTATTTTGGGGACTTTAAGTTATACTTATAATAGAATAATTACGTTTATTCTAAGATTTTGCATAACAAAAATTAACTAGGAGAAATTTAATGGCAGAAAGAATAGTTTCACCTGGTGTATTCACTCGTGAAAGAGACTTGTCATTTTTACCACAAGCGATTGGTGCAATCGGTGCAGCTATTGTAGGACCTACAGCTAAAGGTCCTGCTTTTGTTCCTACCCAAATTACATCATTTCAAGATTTTGAAGCAATGTTTGGTGGTCAAGATGATAGATTTTATACACCTCAAACGGTAGAACAATATTTAAGAAGTGCAGGAGTTGTCACGATAGTGAGAGTTCTTGGAATAGGTGGGTATAAAGCTGATGCATTGAGATTAGTTGCGTTCAATAGTGGTTCAACTAGTCAATCTCTTGCTGTGTTAGCACCATCAAGAGGAAATACATCTACAGATTTTGCTGGTAGTGAATTAGCAGCTAGTGCTAATTGGAATGCTTTTACTTTAACAGTATCTGGTAGTGGTATTGGTGGTACTGAATCGTATGCCCTATCATTTAATACTAGTAGTGCTAATTACATAACAAAGGTAATCAGTTCAGATCCACAATCAACAAAGAGTGGAAATAGTGATTCATCTGTTTATGTATATAAAGTATGGAGTAGAACATCTCATGCTAGTGGATTTACCTCAGCGTCATCTGCGTCACTAGATATTGAAGCAGATGGACTTGACTTCCAAAGTGGTACTAATACCATAGACAATGATGGAAATGAATCAACAGATTGGACTGGTAATAAAGATTATCAAACAGCAAGAACACCATTCTTACAATCTCAATTAGTAAACGGAGCAAGATATAAACTTTTCAGAGTTTATACTCGTTCACATGGTACTGATATAAATAAAGACCTAAAGATTGCTATAAGAGATATCAAACCAGCAGCTGATGTTGCAGGTTCTGATTATGGAACGTTTTCTTTACAAGTTAGAGTAAATAATCCTAATGGTAGTGATGATGATAATATATTAGAACAATTTGACCAGTTGACCTTTGACCCGAAGTCACCAAACTACTTTGCTAAAAGAATTGGTGATAGACACGTAACCATTGATTCTAATGGAAAACTTACTTACTATGGTACAATGCCAAATTTAAGTAAACACATTAGAGTTGGTGATTATGCATCTAAGACAGCTGGTGAAAACAACTTATCACAACATCCAAAAGAAGTAGTTCCAATGGGACACGAAGCAGTATATAATACTGTTCCTGGTACAACTGAAATACCTGCTGTGATATTTAAATCAAACCAACAAAATGGACAAGGTGTTTATGACGCAAATGTATTCTATGGGTTTGATTATCTTTCTAAATTTATTAGAGATGATAATGCTAACTACTTAGCACCAATCCCATCTTCAGCAAATGTTGGTAATAACGTTACCATGAGTCTAGAAGATATGTTGGGTGATGATAATGCTAATCCAAATGGAGAGTCTACATTTGCTAATGCAACTGAATCAATTTCTTTGACTAATTCAACACTAGCACAAAGAAAATTTGTTGTTCCTCTACAATGGGGATTTGATGGAAAAAATCCAGCTACAGCATACAACGTTGGTTCTGCAATCACTGCAGGGAATACACAAGGGTTTGACCTTTCAAGTTCAACTGCAAGTGGTTCAGTAGCTTATAAGAGAGCAATCAACGCTATTAGTAATCCAGATGAGTTTGATATGAATCTTTTAGTAACACCTGGTGTTATTCACAGATTACATTCTAATATAACAAACCATGCTATCAATAAAGTTGAAGCTAGAGCAGATGCATTATACATAATGGATGCTGCAGCATACAACGATAGTGTTGAAACCGTATTAGATACCGTCAAGAATCTAGATACTAATTACGTAGCAACCTATTATCCTTGGGTGTTAATACCTAATAGGGATAGTTCAATACCAGTATGGGTTCCACCATCAGTAGTATTACCTGGTGTTATTTCATATAACGACCAAGTAGCTCATGAATGGTTCGCACCTGCTGGATTGAATCGTGGTGGATTGACAAGTGTATTAGAAGCAAAAACAAGATTAACACATGCTGAAAGAGATGACCTCTATGAAGGTAGGGTTAATCCAATAGCTTCTTTTCCTGGTCAAGGTGTTGTTGTCTTTGGACAGAAAACACTACAATCTAAACCATCTGCATTAGACAGAATCAATGTTCGTAGATTGTTAATTGCATTAAGGAAGTTCATTGCAAGTACTTCAAGATACTTGGTATTCGAACAGAACTCACAAGCACTAAGAAATCGTTTCTTAAACATTGTGAATCCTTATCTAGAACAAGTTCAGTCTAATAGTGGTTTAAGTGCTTTTAGAGTTGTCATGGATGACTCAAACAACACACCAGAAGTTGTAGATAGAAATCAGTTGGTAGGTCAGATATTTATCCAACCTACAAGAACTGCAGAGTTCATCGTACTTGATTTCGTAGTACAACCAACAGGAGCCACATTTCCTGAATAATTTAGGATAAACACTAAATAAATGAGAAGCCCCTCGAAAGAGGGGTTTTTCTTTTTATTAAAAATTTGTTTAATTGATATTTATTATTGAATAGAATTAAACGGACTTTTAGGAGAATATAGAATGGCTACATTAGATCCTTCAGAAATTATGTTTACACCGTTTGAACCGAAAACTAAAAATCGGTTCATCATGTACATAGAAGGTATTCCTGCATACTTAATCAAAACGGCGAACAGACCTACGATTCAGTTCGAAGAGATAGTTTTAGACCACATTAATGTTAAAAGATACATTAAAGGAAAAGGTGCTTGGCAACCTATTGATGTCATGTTATATGATCCTGTAGTTCCAAGTGGAGCTCAAGCTGTTATGGAGTGGGTTCGTTTATCACATGAGTCTGTTACTGGTAGAGATGGATATTCAGACCTTTATAAAAAAGACGTAACATTTAATTTGTTAGGACCTGTTGGTGATGTTGTTGAAGAGTGGGTACTTAAAGGTGCTTACATAGAAGCAGCTAACTTTGGTGAGTTAGATTATGCTTCAAGTGAACCAGCTGAAATCACCCTAACACTTAAATACGATTACGCAATCTTACAATTCTAAGGAGTAAATATGAGTTTTTTAAGAGAAATGCTTTCTAGTGATGCTAAAATTTCTAGTAAAAGATTTGTCGGTTTCATGGCATTCTTTATGTTGATTTGTAGTTGGGGTGCTGATACCTTTTCTACATTCGAAGTTAAAGATAAAATATTAGAATGTTTCATGTACATTTCAGTAGTTGGACTTGGTGTTACAGCAGCTGAGAAGTTCGGTAAAAAATAAAATAGTTTTAAGACAAAATTAGTTATATATATTAATACAAACAAAGGAGTCATTCATGGCTGAATTTAAATTTCCTACGGAAATGGTAGACTTACCATCCAAAGGTCATTTCTATGTTGATGGTCATCCCCTATCTAGTGGTAAAGTAGAAGTAAAATACATGACCGCAAAGGAAGAGGATATACTAACCTCACAAAATCTAATACAACAAGGAACTGTTATTGATGTTTTATTACAATCTTTAATAGTAGACAAAACAATAAATGTAAATGAATTACTGATTGGTGATAAGAATGCTATTATGGTAGCTGCTCGTATTCTAGGTTATGGTAAAGAGTATGAGTTTGAGTATGAAGGTGTAGAACAAAGTGTTGATTTAACTAAATTAGAACCAATAAAAATAGATTTTAAAAATTTATCTAAAGGAACAAATGAATTTTCATATGAGTTACCAAATTCTAAAAGAACTATTACTTTTAAATTATTAAATGGAAAAGATGAATTAGAGATAGAAGGTGAAATTAAAGCAATGGAAAAGATTTCAAAGGTACAATCATCAACTCTAACTACAAGATTTAAAAAAATGATATTATCAGTTGATGGTAATTCAGAAAAGTCTTACATTAACAACTTTGTTGATAACGAGTTTTTATCAAGAGATTCATTATCATTCAGACAACATTTGGTAAAAGTAACTCCAGATATGGATATGAAAACACAAATTATCGATTCTACTGGAAAGGAGACAGAGGTGACAATTCCAGTCACCGTACGATTTTTTTGGCCTAACACCTGAGTATAAGTTACAAATACACGAAGAAATATTTCAATTAATCCTACATTCAAAGGGTGGTTTTACGTTTTCTAATGCGTACAATTTACCCATATATCTACGTACATTCTATTTAAAAAGACTTCAAAAATTCTATAAAGCAGAAGCAGAAGAGTTCAAAAAAGAGATGAATAAATACAAAAAGTGATATTTATTATTGAGTTATAACACTTAATTTTATTCGGAGATTACAATGTCTAAAAATAACAACATTAATGAGGGAATCATAGATAGAATAGTCACTCGTATTATACATAAGGTGGCTGATGGTGTTTCAGGTCAGGCAGTAGACAGACTCAAAAAAGCAGATCCAAAATTAGCACAATCCATGGCTAAAGTAATTCAAGCAAAAAAAGAGATGGAAAGTCATCTAAGTAAATCAGATTTAAGTAAAGTTAGAAGAGGTGAACTTCCAAATTGGATGAAAAAATACGATAAAGGATAATTTATAATGGCTGATGATTATAGAAAATCAGGACAATCTTTTCGAGGTGTTAACAAAGCTCAGTTTGAACAAGAAATGTTTACACAAGAGCAACTTAACATGGCAAATGATTTAGTTCAAAAACTAAAAGAGTTAAATGAAGAAAGAAAAAAAGGAACAGTTTTTGATGACCTTACTAATGGTAACTATGCACAACGATTATCTATTACAAAAAAATTAAAAGATTTTGAAGAAGGAAAACGAGATTTAAGAAGAGGTGATTTACGACATAGTAGTCTGATAAATTCTAAAGCTAGAGAATTTGGTAATATGGTAAAACAACAAGTACCATTTGTCTCTGATATGAATGATAGTTATAAGGAGATAAAAAACAATTACGGATTCTTAGGAAGATTTGAAGGTC